GTGTCAGTCCTGCCTGCAGGTCCGAGGGGGACTCTAGAAGCGGTGATGGGGTTGTTCTATTGGGCGACAAGCGGTTTTGGGCAGTGCCTCTTCCACCATACAAGACTTGCGCATCAATCTTCACCATTTCTACGAAAGAAACATAATCATAGGGCCAGTTATAGGCAATCTTATAGCCGGTTTTTGGGTCTACTGCGCCCTGTACGAACGGGGTTCGAGGGGTATCGCCGGCTTGTGCGACGGTTATCTCCTCATAAGTTGCCTGAGATCTCTGCTTAACTTTAAATATCATCCAACGCAAATTAGGATTGTCCATAATATTTGCTTGAGATAACAACTCGGTATCCATTAGTTCGTGAGCAATAGATGATTTCTGGAAGGTTAATTTCTTATAGTCGCGAGGTGCGAGGTTCTGCCAAATATATGATAAGTCGTCTCGATCTAATTTGTATTCAAACTCAAAGAGATACATGACCATAGGATCAACTGATCTATTATTCATGAAATCAAACTGAGGTGGCAGGACGTACCGATTCATTTTCTGAATTAACTTACGAATGGATTCGCCGGCGGTCACTAAAGAGTCTCCTTCGAGACTGCCTTCGCGGGCCTTTTGCGCTGCTTCAAATCTTTCGATGGGAATATTAATAAACTTTTTGTTTGTTTGGACCAAATCGTTACTCATACCTACAGCAGGATTGACGGATGGAGACACATCTGTGATATAGGGAACAGCCACAATTGCCTCACGCAAGGTTTGACTGTCTTTTAACTCTCCCAGGCGTTTTGACTTAGTTTCATTTTTAAAGCCAAATACGCGTGATAGAGATCTAAAGCGCTCTTGATTTCCAAACCCGGATGCATTATTATTATTATAGATACTATCAAACATCCACATTTCATAATGGTTTTTCTGCCATTGCCGTGGAATATCATCAATTTCTAAGAAAATACCCACATTTGGATCTGTCGGAATATCTCCAAATTGATGCCATATTCCAATAGGTACCGATGCGGACCCATAAAGAGGCATTTTAGCTTGACTATATGCGTTGTTAAAGTTTAAATGAGGAGTTTCAAATTTAGGCTGGATTACCCACTTGGTGCCTGTGGATGTGTCGCGAGTAGACGTAATATTATCAAATTTGTCTCTTTCAGTAAACTGTACTTTTTCGATGCCTAACAAGTTAATGCTAGCGGACATTTGCATAGCATTTCTATTAATAGAATCTGCATCATAAATGCCAGGAACGGAACCCACAAAGGCGCCGGAAATTGCGCCGCGGTCGGCTATGACGCCATCAATCGAGGACATATTCCCGGATCCAGTGAATCCTAATTTACAAGTTCCCCACGCATCATTTTTTACTGTGGCGGATCTATCTGCCTCCCGGCGTGCGGCAGCCAAATCCCCAGCGCGTCCGCGGCCGCCGCCATCATATCTCCAATACTGAATTTTGGCCTCTGATAAAATATCTTCCACACCATATTCTTTCCCGGCTGTTGGCCAGAAAATAATGTCAGCCCAAGATTCCCCATTATAGTACGGAGGAGTAAACGCCCAATTGTATCCGCTATAGGAATCCATCGGGCTATTCACGTTTTCTTGCACATATGCAGCAGATATTTGTTGAGGGAGGGCCGGGGGACCATTAGGCGAATAGGTGTATCGTCCCGGGCGACTTCGTAATGGAGTTACGATGTTAACCGTCGAAGCATTCGTATCAAATGCCAGGGTTCCCGAAATGCGGCCCGAAGCTACGGGCGGACCAAACGCTGTGGGGCGGCTATATAAAGTAAAAGTCTCTCGGAATCCTGGAGTTCGGATTGTTTCACTACCGCCGCCGGCGGTGGAAAAGGTTGTACCGGCGAATTGGGGATCCTGTGGGAGTGGGAAGTAGGCAGCGGTGGGGAAGAAAGTTCGAACGGTTGGGGTGTCCGGGTCACCACTATAAGTAGTTGAGCCTCCGAGGGGCCGATAAAATGAAGGTCCGTGAATAGAAGACGTCGAAGCAGCGTAAGTATTTCCATTAGAATCGGGCTCAAAACTATAGATACGAGGACCCGTAGTTGATCTACGCAATTTAATGCGCGCCGCATAAACACTTCCTGATTCGAATAGTAGCTTGTCTCCTACCACATCAGATTCTAATTTAGTATATTGAGAATCCTGCAGAAAGAAATTGCCAATTTCGGCGAAGTAGTTGCTAGCCATTAAACTATAAAGATCATCATTTGGACTATTGCCCATTGAAGTTGTTACATTTTTGAGATTTGCCCAAGAATGGGATTCTAAGTCTATGAGAGGATCCCGAGCCATATAAAGCTCGGGTCGAATAATTGCCTCAAAAGGAATTCGCTTGTCCCAAAATGATCCAGTTCCAGTATAACCCGCGGGGTCTTCGGCCGATTTCTTTAAATTATTAGCATTGGGGGTAATGGCATAATTAAAACCATTGGTTCCAGTAACATACGCCCAACCACCAACTTTATTCTGGAAAGTTTTTGCTTGAGCCAGAGCCCGTATCTCGTCCACAGGCAAAATCGTCTTCCACACAGAGAGGTTTTGCATGTTCCCGTTCCAGGTATATAGCTGGTTATAACCACTAATAGTACACGAGCCTGATTGAATGCCGTCCCATACACCAGTAGGAGTAGCCTTCCATGCAGCCTCGTAGGCGTAAGCATTGAGTCCATTAATATACATAATGGGTAAATTGGCGGGATCTGTGGCGTCATATGTTACTGCTACGTGATACCAAGCACTCTCCTCACCTAACGTATATGGAGTCTCTTGTTCAAAAACATAGCTGCTTAGCCAAAGAGTCTGATCACCCCCATTCCATCGTGTCGTCAAAGTTAATCGTGCCAGCGAGGGCATATATCCAAAAGTTATCTCTCCAACGCCGGCGGTCTCGGGTAGCGACGTATCTCCAAAGCCTATGATGACGTTGTTAGTGGCTACTCCGTCGTATTCGTCGATTTGAATCCATCCGGCGATGGTTACCATCTCATTCGAGCCTCCGCCGGTGTCGTTGCCAATAATTGGATTCCAGATAGTTGCGGCGCCGATATCGCCGCACTCGCGAGCAGAATCATCTATGCGCTGACAACCCTGACCCACATAGATGGCAGGGGTAGCGGTACCGTCATAACCTGGCCTTGAGCCGAACGTGGACCAATCGGCATCGTGGCTATAACTGCTAGAATCTCCGGAGTTTCCAGCGGATGATACATCCTCGGTCAAAGGCCACCAAGCTACAAGCTGATCAGCGGCAGACGAAGTATAGCGAACGGTACAGTCGGCACTATTCCAGCCGCTGCTAGTTAAATCATAGGCAGAGCCCACAGTACCGGCGCGCGATGAAGACAAAAATGGCCAATGAAGCATCTTGGTGCCATCGGTAATTATCGGATAATCTACTGCCATCCCCGATTTAATAGAGTTATAGAGAATTCCTGGGGCGAATAGCGGAGCTATGACAGGGCGAGTGGCACCACCATTTACCCGCAATAAATCACGGCCCACGGCTCCGGTCGTTGCCTGTACGTAGCGAAGATCCTCGCCCATTCGTCTCACATTTGCCATAAGACCATCGAAATATGAACTAGACCATTGAGATACCAGATCTGTCGATCTTTGAACTGGAAAGAAGCCCTTATATGAATTGAATCGAATTGCTGCTTCGCACTCTAGTTTAATTTCGGTAGCATCCAAAAGAGAGTCTTCTTTGATTTTCAAAAAGTCTTTAAGAAATTCAGAATTAGAATAATCCAAGCCAAAGCTGCTTGTAGTTTCACTATTGATACCAGTACCGGGAATTTCAAAAATGTTAGATTTGTCTTGATTGGATATTCCGTGTCTCTTAAAGTCGGTTACATGTTCGCTAATACGAAACTCGGGAACAATTGAAAAATCTTTGGCTTTTAATTTCAAATCTTGCTTAAAGTCATCATATGTAGTAAACCATGGTTCTGACGGGCGGGAAATTGAACGCTCGATAGAGCCAGATTGAACAATAATACTTGCATTGCTCGGTGCATCCCACGCGGCTTCTCCCGCCCAAATTCCATTTCCTTGTATCAATCCTCCGTCAGCACCCGATGCAATCATTAATTGCTCATAAAGATCAAATGCTCCTGTCAAAGAGCCAGTGGCTGATATCTCAATACCTGTAGGGCTTACCACCGATTTCGGTGATCCGAGAGTCTGCTTGCGTGCATAGAGGGCGCCGGGGGACATTTGCGTCACAGCAACAGTACGGTTATATTGGGTCGATCTTATGGATGGCATCACATAGTAATTTTGAAGTTCGCCGGCGCCGGCGCCGTTTCCTACACCACTGGAGGGCTCGCCGCGGAAAATGTTTTGTCGGTACGACGCGAAGGCATCTATATTGCTGGCATACGCGCTGGCAGTACTAGGATGGATATTGCCGGCGAAGATGGGATAATACCACCATCCAACGCTCGCATCGGGCGTGCGATTTCCAAGATCTGTGGGGTGGTTATCTGTATCTCCCCACAAGCATCGTGTCATGAAATCTTGAGGAGGATCCAGGGGCCATGCGGATTGAGTAAGTTGTAAATAGTTTTGACCAGTCATCGTCCTTCCATCGTTGGGGTCAGGTAAAGGCGCATTGTTCATCGTAATGCCAAACGAATTAGAAAGTTCTTGCTCTAGTGCTAATGCCACGCGTGGAGCTTGCGTTGTAGCATCACCGAGCGCGCGGTCTTGTGTTTTCGCCCAATATTTGTTGTTATAGCCGGTTCGCTGAGTTGCATAACTCTCAAATTCATTGCGAGAAGACGGGAAAATATTCTCACTATACATAATCCAGTTAGGGCTATAGGAAGGATTAACTCTAGTGATCTCCATTACTTGTTCTAGCGGTGTGGAGATTTCATCGTAATCCACTCCTACCATATCATTAAGCTCGTTGCTCTTAAAGAAGATCTCCATGTTGTTATGAGATGCCACCAAGGTTACATCTTCTGTGTCGGATGTGTCGAAGTTAATCTTGGCAGGTCTGCCTCGCATAGAAACGGGAGAAAGATCGAAGTGTTTAAAATCTGTGCCATTGTCTCCGGTACCAGGAGTATACACTGAAAGCAGGTTATTGCGCTTTTCGTAGCGAGTGAGGGGATTGTTATAATCAATCTGCTTAAAAATTGGCCATCCATAAGGTCCGTTCCGATGAAGCATTAATGCATTAAATGCATAGCTTTGGAGACGCGCGAAATATATAGAGCCAGCACTCCACCGGGAGAGCGGAACAGTTGTACGATTTATATATTGACCGGATGCTGCGGTGCCATCGAAGAGTTCTACGGAAGAGGGATATCCCAGTATGTTTGTTGATGAGCTAACGGGTTCATAGACGTTAAAATTGATGCCGGCAAAATCGGTGGGCTGGGCACTGGAGCCGGTACCAGAGCCTTCCCCAGGAGGGTATCCCCAGCGGCGAGATCCGACATAGATAGCAGAACCTACGGCGCTGGCGCTCACAAACGAATAAGGTTCCACATATCCAAGAGAGGTACTCACCATATAATCGCGAGGAAGGTATCTAAAGTTATCGTTCTCGCTCACTAATGAAGATGTAATCCAGAGATATTGACGGTCAGAGCGCGGGATTTGATGTGAAACAAAATAGTTATCCCTTTGGCTCGAAGTTAAATAATTTCCATCATATGCTATTATAAGTTTTTTCTGCGGATTTCTATTGGTCTTATTATAGGCCGGTAACTGATTATACGATGCTCCCGGTCCGTTAAGAGCAAAGGTGGCGCCCGTAATAGCATAGGAATCTCGCCCAAAACGTCCTGAGTGGCGCGCCAAGTGCTGACGCAAACCAAACGGTCGGTTGTGAATGTCATTCACTCTGTAGCCGCTAGCAGTAATCTGGTAGCCCGAACTTGTCACAATCAGCGCGGTGGGATCCATATTAGAAAGAACATAAGTACCGGCGCCGCCGGCATCCAACACTGTCAAGTTTCTATAAGGTACCGCATTGTATACCGAATATTCACCTGATCTAAAATCTTGATAACCTCTTGCCATGGTTTCGCGGCCACCAGGAGCACCAAATCGCGATACGATAATCGACTTATTGGCGTAAGCGCCGGAGTTGTCCGTAATTCCATAATCAAGTCCGAAATCAAAATGACTTGCAGATTCTCGGTTGAGGGTTAGGTAATTAAGTACTGTCTGTCCGGTCTGGGTGCCACCGAAACTGGCGGAGCCTCCCTTGTTAAGGTTTGTATTGGAGGTGATAACAGACGGCAGTGTAGGCTGATTCTCGATGAAGGAGCGTGGGTTTCCGAAAGCTCCGACAGAGTTAACAACTTCATAGTTGTGCTGGTAGTTCCCGATAATGGTGGAACCCGTCTTCATTTGAATGTTACGAATGTTTACAGGGCTCTTTGCGATAAAGTCTCGGTAATAAGTTGCGCGTGGTGCGTTAAAGTTGAGAATTACAGGATCTACACCGCCAGACATTCCGAAAGGCCAGATCTGGCCAGAAGAAGCCGAGGCAACAATGGTAACGTTTCCGAGAGAGCCGCGTGCACTTCTCTTTGAGGAGCCGGACACACCATATTTAGTGTTGGCTAACGTTAGCCATGAGCCTGCTCCCTTTGATGCACTAATGTTCAACGAAGATGCATTAACTGCATCTGTAAGATTCTGAGCCGTGATACTAACTGTTGCCCCATTTGTCCATGTAGTAAACGTGTCTGGATCAGCGGAAGCAGTAGTTACATTGGTCGTAAATGACATCGCGGGACTCGACACATCTCCAGGATTACCGTTTGCGCGTCCAGTTTGATCAACTATCGAATTGGTCCCTAAGTCATAATTTCCCGTGCCATCGATAGCATCACTGGCGTCATCTCCCATTCGGTACCAGGAATATAAACTCGCGCTATTATTCAAATATGCTGAATGTTGTTTTAGATTCAACACGCTTCCGGTGGCATACAACTCAGTAATCTGATCAGCACTCATGCTTAGCTGCCAGATGTTGACTTCATCGAGCGCACCACTCACAGTAACGGTAGCATTTCCAGAGCCACCAATCGCGGTTATTACTCTACATGCACCACACCCGGACAATGTTCCTTCAACTTTTTGCCTGAGTCTAAGCTGAGAGCCCGCAGCCGTGGGGACAGCTGTTGAAACCGAAGAAGCTTGCAAAACCCCGTCGACAAAGAACTTAGGATCCATGGCTCCGGTTAAAGTAGCATCATAGGTTACGGCAACATGGTGCCACACACCATCGGTAATGGCCGCGGCATCGGTGCGAAAGTCTACATTTACGTTTCCCCCTCCATCGGCGTTATACCACTGTTGATAAAGCTGTAATTTATTATCGCTTCGATATCCAAAAGCCATAATTCCGTGGCTCAGTCCCGCGGCAAAAATCCAACCAGTGCCAGTGGTGCGGTCAGCACGAAGCCATGCGCTAATAGTGCCTTTTTCAATAAGATAATAATCCAAAGGATGGTCGGAAGGGAGCCCATAACTTGCCGATGCATCTCCCGATAAAGCCACCAATGAGCCTGCGCGATCTTGGAACAACATAGCCTTGTCATTTTCAAAAGGGATTTTAAATTTAACCGAACTTCCGCCGTCGCCAATCGTAACGTAATCTCCAATCCCAAGAGTATTGGTAATCTTAATAGTGCCTACTGAACTGCTTGGGGGCGCGCCCACATCCGGATACGGATAGGTCGGAGAGGCCATACCCACAGAACCAGTACCTTGATCGGGACACTCGCCAACTAAGAGCTTCCATGCTTCAGGTCGTGTCTTATAGGTATCAGGCACGCTCCCAGTGTTCAGCCCTACATGCCGTGACTGGTGTCCGCCAACATACTTCTCGGTGAATGGTCCCTGCATGGGTACTTCCATATCTGGACCATAAACATCATTGTGAAGGTTTGTGATTTCTAGTCCGGCGCCAACGTTGTTCACTACCTCCTGATTAAAGCCGGTAGTGACCGACGAACTCATAATGTTGAAGGGGAACGCTAGCGTCGACTTCATGTTTTCGTAACCTACGCCCTTCTGGAAATCTCGACCTGAGTATACCAGAACTGCTCTCTTAACGCGCTTTCTTAGCTCTCGATTATCTAAGAAGTTTTGGATAGGAGTCATATCCTTGGTAAGCCCTAACAACACATTGAGTGGGACAAAACGTCCGCCCGTCGTGTCGATGGGACCAAAAGGATACAAAGAGTTATAGACATAGTGAATGTTCTTGCCTCTTTCGAAGTTCACGCCGCCATGAATCAACGATTCGTTTACTTTTCCGTGTTTTAGCTCATAAAGCTTCTGGAAATTTCTGTTGGCATATAGATTTGGTTCATAATTGGTGCCGGCTCTGGTTACGGCTACTAAAGGTTTGGTCGCAAATCGTGGAGCAGAATTGATAACAAGTCGGTAGGTTTCGCGTTGAGTATCAATCGTCGCATCGCCAGAAGTAATTTCTGGGGATGACCTTTTGGCTCGTTTCTTCCAGAAAGGAATGTGCTTGTTAGTTGGCCGCGGAGATGCCGCCAGGGTTGAAGCCATTTCGGAATAATCAATGCCCATCTCCCCGATGCCTTGGATGGCGCCACCGGGTTCTCCCGGGTTGGTTTCCAAAGTAGGATATTGAGTCTTGTACTTGTTTCTCTCTAACGCATGACTTTCAATAACATTGTAAACATCTGAGGTAAAGTCGGAAGAAGCTGGTACCAACTGTCCCATAATCTGGGTCATCGCGTCATCAAACCATTTGTAGTATTCTACAAACTTTTCTACTTGACTAGTCTGGGTTACACGTTCAAAGAAAATGCCGCGGAGTTGCTCAAGCGCTTTATAGCGCATGCGATATCTGTTAACAGGGGCACCAATAAGATTATTAAAGTCTACAACTCCCGCAAAGAAGTCGAGCATTTCTTCAGAGATTGCCCGATACATGCTCTTTTCAACTGTATAGACATAATTGGGTACCGTTTCGACTACGCCGAAAACCTTGTCATCTTCGGACAGAATTTGGATCGCATCCCCAGAAGTTGCCCTTTCGGGTTCAATAAACTTAAAGGTGTTTATTTGCTTCTTCTTAATGGAGCCAGAGCTTGTAGCGGGGAACCCATAGCCCCAGCCGGGCTGTTGATACCCGGTGAGGGCGCCCATTGTTCCATATTCATATTGGCGCGCTATCGATCCAGAACTCAAATCTAAAATACTAAAGTTTCCGCCGGCGTTCGATCCTGTAACTTGTCCGAAAGTCCAATTCAGTAGCAAAGTATTCAAATTCAATACATCAGAACTGGCATTTTTGGTATCAATGGCACTTACGTTTTGATAGGAGCCGGAAATACCATAATTATCGACGTCATGAGCGTGCTGGGCTAATGTGCCATCCTGTAGCGACTTGGCCCAATATTTCATAGAGCCTATGAGAACATCGGACTTGTTTATTAATGTTCCCGTTAAATTTGTTCTCTCGGCGCCTGCAAAAAGTCTTTTTGGTGTTTTTAAGAAATTGTTTCCGGAAACATATGGGATAGTTCCAGTCACGGAGAACTTATTGCGCACGAAGCCCGAATCAATATTACGCCCTTCAAATATAACATTATACTCGGGTTTATAGGGTGAACTGTCTCCTAATCCTGTAATATAAATCGTGGGGGTATCGTGTTTCGCTTCAACGCGAACTGAAAAATTCCATATCGTGTTATCATAAATATTAAAGAACGCACTACTGGATAAAAGTGGGAAAATAGAAGATTTGGCTAAGCTCGAACCACTGGGGTGTACTGAGCTTGCCGCGGCTGAGGAAGTTAATACAAAATAAACATTTTTAGATGTCGGCGACTCCTTAATTGCTTGTACCCGAAAATTGGCATAATCATCCGGATTGACTGTGGTATCTGAACCACTCAGCCCGGGCCCGTTCGGTTTTTGGGATCCGACATCTGGGGTGCCCGAAGAAGTCAGTGGTGTTACCATTCCGAAAAGCGATACCGTTGTATAATCGCGTGGATCGGCGCTATAATTTCTATTATCCCAATAGGGAAACAACGCTTCTGCTTCAATTGTTGCGCCATAATTCACTTCATATTGATTAACACTTGCGCTAATAAACCCGCGGCCTTGGGTCCAAGAAGAGAGATCGGCGTTAGGTTCCCGCCAATGAGTCGGCAATGTTGGCTGCGGATAAAGATTTTGAGATTCTAGCCCAGATCCGGAAACACTCTGATATATAACAGCGCTTCTGTTGGCGACTTTATTAAAGTTAACGTAATTTTTGGTTTCTAATACTTGCTCATAATTGTTGCTCAAAGGGAATGTTGTATTTTGAGCATACGTATTAATCTTGATGAGCTTCTCGTCAACATTAAAACATCGCAATACATTTCTTAATGCTTTTTCTGTTCCCTTCGACTTAAAAATGTTCGTGAGATTGTTATAAAGATTTAAGTAAACAAGATTCTTAGTCTCGTCCAAACTGCCAGAGAATCGAGAGTCATTGTTTCTATCTAAAAAGCGCTCCATTACAGTAGCATCAATAAAGATCTGCGGAGTGTATAATCCTAAAGACTGCGGTAGATGCTGCGCAAATGGGAGGGGTTGCGCTGATGCGCTGGTATAGTTTGTCCCTTTCAATCGGGATAATTCGCGAGATTGCAAATACAGCTTATCAAAATAGCTTCCCATGATATGGGAAATAATAGCTAGGTTGCTGTTTTCATTATCACGGTGCTCTTCAATAACCCAGTTGGGCGCATAATTCATGAATAGGGAGTTATTGGTGTCATCATAATAAGACCCGCTTTCAAGAAGCCCTTCTCTTAAACCGGCGACCCGTGGATGCTGGCTATAGATAATAGGATCTTTATATTCGGTGGCGGAGGCTGACGCCTCTACAATAGCCGATCCTGTAGATCTAGAGTTTGTGCCGTATCCTATCCAATTACCGTTAGAGATACGCCCCGAGTAGTCCAAAACATTGCTGTCAATGGTGCTGTTGTCCGTTATACCCTCGTTAAATTTATAATAGACACCAAGGGTCGTGTTAGAAATATCGGTGTTGCTGCCGCCGCGTACCTGCGTAAACCAGTAGCGTCCAATATCTTGTGCCGATCTCTTAACTTTCCAGAAACGGAATTCATCTAGAGAGGCACTAAGTTTGTTTGCGCCGGCTAGCACTCCAGGATCAAATCTGAAATCTGCATCATTAGGCGCCGTTAAAAGGGCTCCGATGCGCGCCATGGTATCTTTTTGTTTAAGCTGATTTATAGTAGTGCCAGCGGCTGTTTGTGTGTTGTTAAGCGCACCATTCACATAAAGTTTGGATATAAAATCGGATCCTGTATTATACATGACCAATCCAATATGAGTCCAGGTGGCTAGTGAACTAGGAGTGAGGGACGCAGAGCCGATTTCTACTCTGGTAAAAGCGGAGGTGGCGCCTGAGTGTACTGTTAACAAGAAAGGACTGGTCGCTGTAGCACCGCCCGTAAGTTCTAATATAATTCTTCCATAATCAGCAGAGGATGTATGAGAACCACTCGTCCATAAATCAAAAATGGTTTCTCTATTTCCATCTTCAGACGAATTGAATGACGGCTTCTTCATCCAAAATTCTATAGAAACTCCCGTATCAAAATTAGATTGTAAATTGGACTGGCGCGTGCCTTGCCCATAATCCGAAGGCAGCCCCTCCGTCGTATAAATGCTAGTATCATAAACATTCGAATATTGAAATTTTTGAGAATAAGGATCATTAGAAGATTGAACCAAAGAAGCTGTAGCATTAACAGCATGCGGTCCGCCCTTTAAAGTAATATATTCGTTTGTAGTGGGTATAGCATATCCGGCCGGACCGACACCTGCTCCTGTAGTGCCTGTTACCGAGTGCCCTGTCCCTGTCGACTCCGCTAGCTTCACATATCCGTTTCTACGAGGATACATGTGATTGAAAATGTATTTTTCTATATCTAAAAGATTGTTATAGAATTTATTGATTTCAGCATCAGAGCCATCATACGGATAATAGTCCGTAATCTGAGTCATTGCGCCTTTATAATACAGATACGCAGAACCAAATTTTGCAAACTGTGAGGGTAGGGTGTAGTCGACCTGGGGAACGAAAGTTGACTGCTTAGCTTTAAGCTGTTCTAAATTTCGTTCCGACTCTACGTCTTTGAATGCGTCCTTCTGGTCCGTGTCGGAAAGGTAATTGCGCCCATCTTCCACAGAACCAAAAAGTTTCTTAATACTCATAATCCTCTACTCTAAATTTGAATACATAGGGCTGCTCTAGCCAGGAATCAAGTTCCGGATCATAAAAAGCAAATTTAAATCCGTAACCGTAACCGGTCTCTAATAAACTCATATTAAAATCAAAATAATTGCCTGAAATATCATAGGACAACAGGGTGTGAAGTTCGCTACCTGTTCCATATGGCACAACATCCAGCCCATCTAAAATTCTATAAACCTTGTAAGAGGCGCTATAAATTGTCGTGGACTCTATTGTTGAGTTCGCTTTGGTGTAAATAGTCGGGCTCCAATATTTGTCCCTCACATATAGTCTGATTCGGGCGCGCTGATCTTTGCGGTATCTGCCCTGTAAGTTTTTAATATTCATATAGTAAATCTTATTGTGCGCCTTTTGGGAGCCGCTAAGAGGCTTCGGATCAATTGAGCCACTAAAATATTCTGTGGCGCTATCATTGTGCCACACATCAAAAAGATACTTCAAGGGTGTGGAGGCGGCTGTCAAACAAACCGAGGCTGAATAAATCCCTGTGGAGACATGACCACCACTTACGTTATACTTCGAATCGTGTAATAACAACTTCGATCCTGTAGGTCCCACAGTACCGGAATATAAGCTTACGTGTACGGCTCCTGTTCCCACGCCGGGAATATCTCTTAGGCGCCCTCGCACATAGTTGTATAAATAAATTGTATTTAAATTCATTCCGGTGGGGGCGAGAGAACTACTGTAGAAGAACTCGCCTCGCTCATCTTTGGTTACATCGTTCCAGCGCGCTTCCAAAACGGGCCTCTTAAAAAAGAATTGGGAGCCGCGTGCAAAGAAACGCTTTGTATAATAAGACACTGTGGCTCCGTCTGGGCGTACTAATACGCTTCCGCTAGCATTGCCAATGACACCCCACGGGGTGGCGGACTTAGAAAAATAAGCCTCCTGGCTCGCTGTTAAGTGAACACCAACTCCATAGTTGGAATATGTGCCGGCAACCCATTCTTCCACAAGTTTGGTGATATCTATCTCTAGATCTTCAAGTCCTGTGGTGAAAGTTTGCTTATAGGTGTCGGCACTGCCAGTATAATAATCTCCCCCTACAAGAGCCCATGGCTTTCCTTTCGAGGAAGAAATCCAATTGGCTCCCGTATTACCCTTGACTTCATCCTTGTAGGCTTCTAGATCTAATCCAATACCTTCTTGCCAGGATGTGCCAGAAACGGGTTGAGCCACCAAAGTGTAGTCTACAGGCACCGTCTTTGTAGTCTTGGCGCCGAACATGCGGAGATAAAAAGTCACACTGCCGCTAGCAGGGATGGTTCCGGCGGTGCGATCTGTGGTGATGTTGGACATCGGAAATTTAATGAGGGCACGAGAAAGTTCCTGTGAACCGGTAGCTTCGCGGCCATAGATGGAGAAAACCTCCATAATATCGGCTTCGCCCATATTGGAGCCGGTACCTCGGAACCTTAAGTTGGGTTTGAAAGCGTTGACAATGGTTGTATCCGCATCGGCCTTATATCGTTTGATTCCCATTATTTAATCTTTCCTCGAATATCGGTCGTGGGGAACTTAAGTTCTACAATCACATTTTTTGGTACCATTAAATAGCTACCATCAGGTGAAAGGTTTTTGCGTATATCTAATACTGTATCGGCGTAGTTGCCTCCCACCTTATTATCTACTTTCACCTTGAGCACATCCAGGACGCCGTGCACCTTTTTTAAGGTCTCATAGATATCACTGATATAGAAGGGCTCTCCGATAAAGAAGCCTTGATTGTATTTGGCTCCCAACGTGTTAATACACTGATTTAAAACATCATATTTGTCGGCGCCGGCTTGGGCTTTTACTACGAAATCGATGCCAAGATTCACCACGTAAGGGTCTAAAATGTCGATAGTGTCATTAATCATGCGATATTGATTAATCCAGGTTTTAATATTATTTTTAATAGTCTGGTTGGTCCGAGTTAGCTTTCCATAAACATCTTCAGAAATTACATATAAATTAAGGTTTCTCTTTAAAGAGTTAGGATCCTTCTGGGCAGAACAGCGTTTAACAGAACCAAATTTTCCGGGCATGCGATAGATTAGGTTTTCATAATCGGCTTGCGTGACGGCGCGGTTTTGGGTGGGAAAAGTATCATAAACTCGACGCTTAATTTCTCCACTAGTTGGGTTGGTGACGTCTCCCACAATGGGGGTTTCATTAATTACTTCTATAGAGTTTTCAATACTCCTAACCTTGGAAGCCACAAGCCCAGTTCGATCACTAAAGTCTAATGAAATTCGGCCCACGGTATTAAGACCACCCACTGCCACGTTTGAATTGTTGGGGTTCGTTAAACGATATGTAATTGTAAGAGTGGTATTGGTTGGCACCGTTCCAAAATTTTCATTTTTAGAGAGTCTCGAAGGGTCAAACGTTGTATCGGTCACGTAGTCTTTGCCGAAGATTTCCATGGCAACTGCTTGAGGATTAGCTACAATTTCCGAGTCGCCGGATTTCCCACTTCCAAACTGGATATAGGTGTTTGACCGGTCTCTTTCTACAATAAACTTTCGCGACACTAAGGTCGGCTTGATTACGGAAGGAACATTATCGTTTCTAAAATTTTGATTAGCTATTTCTTTAAAAACAATATCTTGGGACAAATAATCTACTTCAAAATATTCGTTGCCTTCGGCATCCGTTACCGATATAATCTCAGAAATGTTGCTTCCCGGAATCCTTAATCTCAAAAACCGTTGATAGCCCCCTACTGACATTTCTTTCTGTGAGAAGTATCCGGAAACCACATTTCCATATGCCTTAATGGCAAAATGCGTTGGGGAGCCGGTGTCGGTGTCGGTTTGCGCGACGACAATTGGGTTGTCTGGCTTCGCAAAATCTACATTTTCCAACAATACAAAATTAAGCCCTGTCTGGGAAGTGAACCGTGAGCCGCGCTGTAAAATTGGTAGATAGCGTGAATCAGGACCCATACCGGTTGTAGAAGCCGGCACCATGGCGAACAGGGCAACTTGGCCAAACGTAGAAGGGCGTCCTGGATTTTTGTATCCAAGGGCGCGACCGTGGCGAACGATATTAGAATATTGATAAGCTGTGTCTAAAAAGGACTCATTAATATTATAATCCAGATACAAAGAAAGCTGGTCTCCTACATATGCTACAGCATCAAGCATCATGCTTCCAAATGATGCCTCGCTAAAATCTTGAAACGTGTCGGGATAGAACCTTTCGGCAATTTGTGTTAATTCATCCCGGATTCCACTAAAGTCTCTTTTAGTATAATCTATGGGAAGAATCTTTTTTTGATCATCTGGCATTAAAAAACCTCAAATTAAATAGTTAAGTCAAGCAAATCTTGAAGACCTAGGGCTGGGATACTATATAAAACCCTAATAGCCATGATATTTCTATCCAGTTCACTAAATCCAAACTGAATATCATTCAGGACCACATTAGGTAAATAGGTCCCAACTTGGTCTCGCATCTTTTGCGCAATTTGGCCCTCGACTCCTTCGCCGCGACCCGCGAACAAAAATTGTTGTATTCCCACCCCAAAATTAGGCTCCATGACTCGTTCTCCCGGATTCGTGAGAATAATCATTTTTAGATTTTGAGCCACCATTCTCTTGATGGTCTTAATCATTGTGTACCCATCCGCAGAATTTTGTGTGATAGGTAAATGTATACTTAAAGAAGACATGTTATATTGCTCTCATACCTAAATATCTATTCATCTGAATTATCATCAGTTTTTTCGCATGCAATGAAGGGATTGGGGCGTAAACGACGGCGTTGCCAGAATGGTACAATGGAAATTCCTGCCGGGGGCTTGATCAAATCTCTTAAACGCTGCTTACGAACCTGCGACGGACGCTCTTCATAGAGTGAATCTCCAGGCTTAAAATCGCGTGCATAATAATAGCTCTTAAATATCTGTTTTATTCGACTCTTCGAATTTCTCAAAAGAATCTGATCCCACTGATCCCAAGTAGTTTCTCCAAAGAGACTAGCGAGGGCTCCGGGCTTTCGGACTGAATATTCTTCCCAGCCATCATTTCCACCATAGTGGGGGAGCCCATCGCTGTCGGTACCTCCATCCAAGTTAAAGGGATCGGGTAACTTATAATCGGTGGGGTTGTCGACCACATATTGAGCATATGCTTGTGTGTCAAAATAGGCACCGGGCTTGAGTTGCCATGGCTCCAAGAGGCTATATTGGGCCGGCGGTGATGATTGGAAGAGTGCGTCCACTTTGTCTTCTAAATCCGCCGGCCCATAGATGCTTTCACCAATTGATGGGAGCAATGCAAGATCATTATAAATTGCCATTAAGGCGGTATACTTATTAAGAGGAAAGATATATTCAGTAAATAGTTTAAATTTTTCATCTTTAACTAAGTGATCGACCAAGCATAGCATTAATTTACTATCGTTTGTTGCCGGCTCAAAGTTCTCTGTTAGTACATCCAAGGCATCTATTTCGACGCTCGTTATTTTATATCCGGTGTACCAAAATTCCACTACATGTTGAATCCCCAAATGCCCCTCTAATCCAACCACACTGCCTTCTTCGTCGGTTACGTGCTTAAGGGTGCCCGGATATACCTCGGAAAGGCTTTGTCCTATAGGAGATATACTATTGATATTGGTCTGTGCTGTAGAAGGAAGAGTGGGGACACCATCAACGGATACATAATAAAAAACGCTGCACCCCGATATTGAGGAGACCGCGTGCCTTGCAATCCCTGGCGTTATCCCTCCAATTCCATTGCCATCAGCAGCGAGCATTTTAATTTTATTTTCATAAGGAGCTAAAATATCATGGTCAGCTTCAATATGTTCGGGACCGGCCATATAAATCGTGGCGCCTGATTCATCAGTATGGACATGGTAATACCCTATATAATCGGCGCCTGACTCATAAGGGCTATCATTATCGAGCTTCTCGCTTATGTATAATTCTCCACCAGTTGTATAATAAGGCTCAGGTCCTTGAGGAAAATCGGCTACTGACTCGGTGAAAGGTCCCTTTAAGTTTAAATTTTGCCCTCCCTCTACAGCCTGTTCTAAAAACCAATAAGCTAATTTATCATATTGAGAAGGCATGCCGGCACTCTCTAGGTTGTCTTCTATTCTCTGGGATAAGGCATTGAATTCGCGTGCAACTAGTTCTCCTAAAATTAATTTAGCATCTTCTTCGGTTGCCTGTACCGCTTCCAAATTCTTTTCAGATCTATAGCCAGGAAGATTAAAAATCTGATACCATGGCTCATCGCCGAGCTTAATAGCCTCGATGAGTGCATCTCTGTTGGGATAGTCATATACACTCTGCATATCGTTAAGCCTTGTGATAGCCTCTTGTATGTGCACCGGTACTTCTATTATTTGTCCATCGTCTACGAGACGCCCGTATAGTTGAACACTCTGTTCTAAAAAGGCATACCAGAATTCATTATCTTTAAAAGTATTGAACATTTCTCGCAAAGGACCCTGAGCATCTTTTAAAGACTCTTCCATCACTTCTACAATATAGCTTATTAGCATATTGCTATAATTATCCGACACCGAAGGCTTTAAAAAGGTATACATGGGCATACATTTTACAAAATGAGTCCCTACATAAATTTGAATTGCAGCGGAGATAATAGATTCTAAGCCGGCTTTAGATACGCGCTCTAAGATTCTATTGTAGGGAAGTTCCACCGCGCATTCTTGTGGAGTCTTCAATCGTTGATCTTCTGGAATGCGAGAATAAGAATCATCTATACGTTTCTTAATGCTCCCAAAGTCGACTAAATCATCATCAGTATCGGGGCAATCTGCTATAGGAGGAAAGATGGCATCGACAAAGCCCATCCAACCTCTATTTTTAAGAGGCTTAACGGCCATTGGGGCTCGCTTATAGCTACCTCCGTATTGAACCGGATTAAGATAAAAAACACGCGTTTCATCAAAAATTTTGCGTTCATCTCCACTGTGTGCTACTTCAGCATTATATTGATTTCGGCTAATTCCCAGGATCATATCGCTATTTCTTACTTTACGGTAATTGCCTATGGCGTCAGGATCATAAATTTCCAAATCCGCATACAATAAGCCGGGGAGCCCTGTATCCCCGTTTGTGTAGCGTCCGGTCGCTTGATTTACGGTATAGTCAGTCGCCCATACGCCAACTCTGGCGCGGTGGGTTGCGGGGGACAAGCCGGTCTGATATTCCATAGGAGCCATATAGTCAAATTCAGTGTAGCTTAGATTATCATATGCAGCGCCATATCTATAAGCCTCCCGGGCATCTCCACTGTCTACAAAATAAGAACCTATCAAAGCTTCCAAATTGGTATTAGCGCTATTATACCAAGCTTTTAAAAGAGAAGTGGTTACGGTGGAGGTATTTTGTTGATTAATGATTTCTTTTAATAAAATCAGTTGAGGGGGAGCGTCCTTTTCATATTTCTCAAAAGTTCTTAAAAGTTCGGGATATTGTGTCATATCTATGCCGTCGAAGGTGTTATCAATGGCAAAGAATTCATATTTTCTTTCTTCATCTGCGATGTCGGGTAGAGTTGGATTAACCAAGGCTGCAAACATATCGGCTGTATTGGATCCAAAGCTCAAAGGATTGAACAATGAAAAAATAGAAGGCAGATCTCCCGGGGCTGTTAGGTTTTGAACATCATCAATGTTTACTCGAACATTGTTGCTAGGGATGTTGGCAATTTCCCCATCTTTTTTATGAAGATCACTCAAGTACATATCAATTTTAAAGCCGTGATCATAAGTGGGATTTTGACCTTTTTTTCTTCCTTTGCAATTATCTCGATATTCAAGCGAAGTATCGGGAGTCGCTTTGCGTCCGGCACGAATAACATTTACGCGATCATCTTCAAAGTTTATTTTATATTTTATATTAAATCCTTGATCTGGTATTTGAGTTAGATCTACGTCGCCACCAAAAAAGCCATTAAATCCTAATTCTTTAAAAGTTCTGGAGAAGGTTTCGGGATCTTGCCAGTCATTCTTCACCTCTACAGCGGGAGCATGATCTTGCAAATATTCTCGCATCCATTCTGCCACCTTAGTCGGCAAAGCGGCCTTTTGAAAAAGAGACGGCATCGGTTTAATAAAAAGCATCCAAAAGGTCCATGGTGTATAGTCCGCGAGATTTAGATCTTCATTGGTAATAAAATCCATTACGGGTCCAATTGCCGCGGCTGCCTTTTTGTTGTGAACTGTGAGGGGGTTGCCGTAAGTATCCGACAGAAGCATATTCAAAAGCCCCCAATCAGCATCGGTAAAGGGTACTCCGCCGTCTCCCATCATGTCTTCCACATATTCTAGCTTCAGTTTTTCGAGAGCATCCGTAAGGGTTATTGTTGCTACCTTGGCAGCTTCTTCAGCCTCAAAGGGGATTAACCCATCGTCACAGCCCGGCTCTTCAGATACTATCGGAGGCATGTTATCCGAAATATAATTGGGAGTATCTTGAAGGATGTTGCCCAAATCAGTTAAATTGTCTTGTAATTCTTCTTGAAGGTTCTCGCACATCTCTCGTACTTGTTCTTCGCTAGCACGACCTTCCAATAATTGAATTCTCATCTGACAGAAGTTTTCGAGTTGGGTAGGATCGGCACAAAGGCTCGGATTAGCCGGCAGTGTGTCGTTTTCCGGCAATTGATTGGAAAAGTCACGCATTTGATTTTTGACGTCTGCTGGAAACAAATTGCCCGAATTAGAGAAAAACGCGCAAATCTTTTCTTTATTGCTTAAACCTTGTCTTAATTGAGGATATTCATATTCAATCAAAGAGTCTACAATATTAAGAAAATCATTCGAGCAGTCGCCCAGAAAGGCATCCGTCAGTTCTTTTCGAGTGGTAGCGGAGGATACATCTTGTGTGAACTGAATTGCGTCTGATTGGTCAGCGAAAGCGCCGCCACCAGGACCCAGAGTATTAAGGATATCCTCAATCGCATTATTAACATCTTCGTCAGATGCGTCGGGACCACAGATAGAGGCTTTGATGATATCTGCAAATTCATTGGAGTTTCCGGTTACCAGCGCTGCAGCCAAATCTCCGGTGGTCTCCAGAGCATTGCAAATGAAACTTCCAAAAAGCTCGCATATCTTCACCATAATCTTCATCATGATTTCTATCAAAGCTTTTTGCAATGCCAAGGTAACAGTTTGGAACAGCACAGATGAAATATCCATCTTGGAAGGTATCCACCCAAAAGGATTCTGCACAGCGGGAAGAGTTATATCTCCGATATCTCGACAAAAAGGTAGTTCGAGATCTTTAATAAAATCCATTACCGGAGGGTTGAAAATAGGAGGCACTGGGCAATCTAACGTCGCAATAATATTGGAGATGATCGGGGCGCCGGGGAACTCATTCAGTAGGTCAACCAAAGCTAGCAGATCGTCGGCGTACACTTCAATTAGTGCTTGGATATACGCTTCCATTACAACCTTTGGATCTAATTGACCCTTTGCGCTATTAAGATCAAATTGCTGGGCGATTGTTCGGTCTGGATAGTGGGGGCTGGAAGTGTCTTGCCAGGGTCTAATAATTTGACGATTGCTAGCCATTTGATCCGACAGTTTTTGATTTTGACTACTGTCTTTAAAAAAGTCTCCGCTAGACAATTTTGCTCGAACTAAATTATCAAGATCGTCTTGTTGGGCGGACGGCAAACCTATGAATAAACGGCCGAAGGTGTCAATAGACATTGCGCTAAGAGCCGACTTTGTAATGCTTGCGAGAGAAGCTTCAAGAGTTGTTCCCTTCATTAAGCATTGAATGGTATCTAATAAGAGAGCCTGCAGTCCACATATTTTAATTCTGTCAAAACTTTGAGCAAATAAATCATCAATCGATAAATTGCCTGCTGTTTTACTCGTTATAAAATTCATACAGAGCATTTCAAAACTATTCTGGTTTCTTGTTATCTGTTTATAAGCTTGCTCTTGAGCAAACGCATAAATGCTTTGAGAGTTTTGAGGGTTATCTGGATCGGTCACAGTGGTGACACTGTTTGTAAAGGCGCGCGCGCGTTCGGCATAGCTTTGATCGCGGGCAGCTTGAGAAACTTCTATTCCTAGTTCTTCTTTTTCTTGTTGGGCTTGAGCGGGGTCTTTGCAGATGTTTAGATGAAACTGATAAGAGATCGCATCGCCCAAACTAAATGCAGGATCTAAAATATCTTGCCCAAGTTGTTTTCCTTCTTCTAATAATGCATCTGCCATGCATGTAAGATTTGATTCTGCGCCGGACTCATCATCTTCATCGATTCGGTAATTTACCTTTTCTACGATGGTAGGAAATGTAAATTGTATAACATATTCCTTCCAATCCATCGGAATACGCTTAGTTAAAGCTTGGTACATCTCCTCTACTTGCGCAAAATAAGCTAGTGCTGTAGGATCTTTAAATGCTTCGCGGGTATTCAAAGATCTTAAGAGGCGTCCCTTGAATACCACCGGATCGACACATCCCTCAATTTCGGCTTCAATCTTCTTTAGACGGCTATATCCAGCCGCAAAAGTGAGAGTAAGTTTAATAATTTTATCTTTTGACCAGCCCGAACCAATTTTGCCGCTATTGGGAATGTCTAATTGTTTAGAATTTAAAAAGGAATCTAGTGCCGGCAAAATTTTAGATGACGTAGAATTGCCAAACATTGTCATATCGCCATATGCGTCTAAATCAAATATCTTGCCACTTTCTTCAAATACTAAGTTGGCACCGTCGAGCGCACGGAATACCTTATAATAACGGCCATATAAATACAGAGCTTTGCGGATTCGAATAAGTTTAAGATTAAGGTTTTTTACATTTTTTAACACAACCGTGACATCCGAACCATCGGGGGTGGATTCACTATCGTCCTCTTCTTCTTCGTCTTCGTTGCTTACAGCTTCCAAAGAACTAAAATATTTTTCAGGAATGGAATATAATAATTTTAAACGTGCGCCGGGTCGAATATCTAAATCATATTTTTTATGCTCAATATAAGCATTAACAATGTTAACTGATTCATCAGTAACTTTTTTGTCTAGATTTACCAGCAATGACTCAACAGCGGTATCTTGATAGACACCAAACAAGGTGAGCACATAGGCGCGAGATTCTTCATCTGTTGCGCCGGGTGATGGCATCATAGAAGTTTCAGGAGTAGTAATCGTAACTTCGTAAGTGCACTCTTTTCCATTATACCACGGCTCATCATTGCTTTGAGTTTTCCAATCAGGAACTATGGCTGCAGGATCGGGAACGCAATCCGGACACTCTTTAGTTTCCGGAACAACAGGTTGCTCACCACATTCGTCGATGAGACCATCATTATTTTTATCTTGATATTCTAGAAATTTTGATTTTGCCATTGCTATCTTTAGTGATTATGTAGAAAACACATTCTTACTGCAAATATATTTGTACCCATATGGTTCTAAATAATTAATTTTCCACATAATTTTGTTGATTCTGGTTTGCCACAACGGATTTATAACTTTAGATAAATATTGTGGAGCCAAAGTTCCTGCTGCCGCGGCGTGCCAAGGAATAGGAGTAACTCCCAGCACACTATTAAAAGTAGTCTGCAGAAGAGCCATATTAAATAGAGTACCTATAATTTCTTCTACGAGTGCGCCCAATTCAGCCAGGGCATCCCGTGTATTGATACCTTGACTAATTGGTTGTAATCCTTTGATTGTCTCTTCAGTTCCATCGACAAGTCGAATCGTAGAATCGTCCGTATTGTTGCCGGCAATAAGTTCAATAGGAGGGGCTGGCGGCAGTCGCCCGCCTACAGCATTGCCTTCGCCTTCATTGCCAAATCCGCGGAATGCAGAGGATTTGCCAGTAACAATTTTAACCCCTTCGCGCCCAATAACTCGTACACCATCAGCTTTAATCCCGATAGCCGAATGTCCGTCAACAGTTCCAATATGCCCAGCGGCTAATCCAAAATTCGTATCGACATCTGTCATTTGGCTAATATAGATTCTAGCCGCATCGGCACCAAAGCTTGGCTCTACAATTGCGCCATCTGTGGGTCCATCGCCTTTGTTGGCACCGGCCATACGACCTACCACAAGATCAATGGTGTTGGCACCTTGGGCGCCTAGGGAGCCATAGCCAGTACTTAACCCGGCAGGACGATCTGTGCCCATGACAATGGCTGCATTTTCAGTATTTATTGCGAGTTGGTTGGGCGCGGCATTGAAATTGATAACAGGAGATTGAACATAAGTATGCAGAAGTCCGCTGGCGCCCGGAACACTATTATAATTTCGCGCGTTCTTGGCTCGGTCGGCAGCACTCTGTAGAAGGCTTTTTCTAAAAGCTTCAAATTTCTCTGCTGTCCATAATGGTCGGTCGTTTGACATAATCTCGTTTAACTCGTGGATTCCGTTGTATTCTCAGCGCTTTCGGCAGTTTCCATGCCGGGATAGGTACTAGAGGCTACATCATAATCTAAGTAACTGATAAGAGTATAAGTAAATGTGGCAAATTGTCCGCCTTGATGGGCAGCTAACTTAGGGTGGCTATAGCCATTTGTTAAATTGGACAGCCCGGTAGTTTTGGGCATTTCCGACATTTTACTAATAATAATTTGCATAAATTCAGTAAATTGCGCTGGATCCGAAAAAACTTGGCAGCCTTCGGACCAGCTTCCGTGGGGAGGTGTGCCGCTCTTATTATAAGTTAGATCAGGGGCTTTGCCCATGCGAGGAGAGTGGGAACGGTGGATATTAATCCCATACCAGCCTGATTCAGTGGGGGACGGTGAAGAATGTTGTTCTGCATGTACTGTCGAATCCGCCGTGTTATCTAGATAGATAGTAACGGGCCCGGCCAGTTGTCCTAGTGCGACATGTCCATGGTGATCCCATACCTGCCACGAACTATATTGTCCCGGTTTTAAAATAGCTGTTCGATTGCCAGATGCGCCATGTCCGCCGGGGTGTTTCGGATTTTCAAGAACATATCTTCCTGGCTTGGTGGTGATCGGATAACTTCGAGTTTCCCAACTTTCGCCGGATTTCCATGAGATAAACATTGTATCTACAAACAAATCAGAACTGACAATCTCTTGGGCGCGGACACCAATAAGATTAACTTTTCCATCAGTATACATGGAATAGCCTTTTGCCATACACGCCTGAACAATGGGAGGAATATCGGGGGTAATGTCTACCGACCCCGATCCTGCGGGGGTGCCTTGCACGCCATCGGCTGCGGTGCCTACACTGGCAACATTGCTAAATTGCCCCACCAAGCTGCTGCATTGAGGATCGGAGGGCGTCATGGTCTCTGCTGGAATTTCTTCCGTTTCTGCCATGTTAATAAAGTCTCCGAGTGCAGTATTCCAACTTCCTTCGTTATTTCCAGGCTGGCGGATCTTATTTAGGCGCACTTTCACCCAGTCACCCACTTTTGGCATTTGTCCGCTATATCCCTCAGCGGATACAAATTTCGTGCACAACTTAATAGCATCTTCAATATCGGCAATTTGGGCGCCTTTTGCCTCTGCCATGGCACAAGGATTACGAATTAGTTTATGAGGGTTTTGGGGCCAATCTTTATCAACAATATACCCTCTAAAAACAAACGCTGCCATGCGACTAGCACTAGAAGGATCGAGCCCGCGCCGGACGCGGCTTGCTTCTTTCTCGCGGTTGGCTTTGGGGTCTCCATATAATAGATCAGCATCGGCTGTATTAAATGGAATAGGAGGACTCACAACGCGCGCTGTTACCGTAATTGAATTTCCTTCGGTACGTTGAGCCTGCTTGTTACGATGCCTAACCGCTTCGACCGCTTGATTGAGGGCATTAAGGAACGGCATCGTCTGCGCCCCCTTGGATCAGATCAAATAAGCTTTCTTTGTCTGTTTCGCTTAAAGCTACACCAGTGGCTTGCTTTTTCTGTAGCAACCCAATAAGCTTAACCAACTGCTCGTTGGAGCGCTGCATTGTTTCTACATGTTTGGCTGCTACGGGGCTCAGATATTTATTTTGTTCGGGATCGCCGGCAATTTGATTGGCAATTTCATTTAAGAACTCACGAGCGCTCTGTCTATCCATACGAATATTATCTAGCGCTTCATCCATTAAGTTATCTAATTTTTTTTTACTCATAAAGTGCCATTTTCCCAGTCACCTTTAAAGGTATAATATTTCTTACGAAATTTCTTTAAAGAATTTACAATCTGTTTAGTATTCAACCCAGTAATCTCTCGGAGATATAAATAAATAGCCTTTTTATTAAAAATATCAATCTCTTCCTTTGACTCAAACAAGATATTAATGGCTCGATACACTTTAAGATCGTTTTCTTTCATTTGGGAAGCATCCCATGACTTTAGTTCATTATAAAAGGAACTCCAAAATTCTTCTTCTTCTCGGGTGGTTACATACGATTCGTTGGTGGATAAAAATTCTTCTTCGTAGGCTTTAGAAATGTTATCATAATCAATCTCGCGCTTGTTGCGTTTTTGTTGGCGCTTAACCTTGTGAATGAACCAGTTTTTTGTAATTACAGAAAAGTAGGAAAAGGCTTTAGAACCTTTGCTTGGATCATATTTGTCAAGGATGGTCATTAACCAAATCTTGCATTCTTCTCTTAGGGAATCACAATTAGGTAAATTTGTAAATTTATAAGTAAAAACAATTTTATCGACCATTTCATTAAAGGCGGGTTGAATATATTGTACATATAGTTCTGTGCGCTCACGTTGGCATGTAGATATTGCATATCGAATTATTGCTTCCTCGTGATCCGAGGTAAAATAATGATTTTTACGTCTGGTTCGCTTCTTCTTCTTCTGGGGTGTCGTTGTCATCTGGTTCTTCTTTTTCCGTTGGTGATGGCAGCGTTTCCGTAAGAGAGATAATATATTCAAAAGTGTCCATTTGGTCATTAAACGATATGGCGTGCTCCAGAAGACCACGCAGGGTCTCATCACCGTAAAACGAATCTAGTTCGTAAACAGTCTTAAGATGAACAGCAAAGGAGTTTACCATTTGTTGTAAATCTCCCAATTCTTCTGAAACGGATACAATTCTGACGATTGCGGTCCTAGCATACATTAACATTCCGACGTTTAGCAAAACCGATAATGTTAAAATTGCCGATAATATAATTTCAAGACGGCTCATAATTTTCCTTTTTAGCTTTCTCTTTTTGTTGTTTTAATATATCGCGATTAGCTTCAATATATTGTTTAGTAATCTCGCCCACTTCTTCCTCGGGTTCGCTGCCATTATCTGTTATAATGTTGGGAGTAGTGAGTATTTTTTTCATTTGATTTTGGGTATCACATAAGGGACACTCAGTCATCACCTCTTTGATAAGATGAAAAATGAGTTGTTCCTTCTTGCAACCCTCGCATCGATAGCGATAACGTGGCATTATTTAACTATCTGCTTTAAATCGTTATTAGAGCCGGGGGTAGGTGTTGCAGCTACGGTGGGAGGGTTCATTACGACAAGCCCCTCTGCCCCCTCTTTTAACTCGAATCCCTTCAAGATAGGGACGATATCAGTTTGATTTAATAGCGATTCTTGAAGCGCTATCATGATTGCCCCTAGGGCTTGATTTGATAGTTGTAATTTGGTTTCCATTAGATTAATCTCCTTTAAATATTATTTTTCTAATTCTGCTAGATCTGCATCATACATCATTTTTGCAAGATCTTCAAATGTAATTGTGGGGGTCCATCCTAAAACTCTCTTGGCTTTGTTTGGATCTCCCAGTAAAAGTGGTACTTCGTGTGGCCTAAATAGACGCTCGTCAATCGTGACATGTTTTTCAATATCTAAGCCGGCGTAATTAAAAACCACTTCTAAAAATTCTTTGACAGTGTGGGTCTCACCGGTGGCGATTACATAATCGTCCGGGATTTCTTGCTGCAACATCAACCACATTGCCTCTACATAGTCTCCCGCAAAACCCCAGTCGCGCTTGGCATCTAAATTTCCCAAAGACAGTTCCTTTTGGAGTCCGAGTTTTATCTTGGCTGCGGCCATTGTAATTTTGCGTGTGACAAAGGTTTCTCCTCGGCGGGGCGATTCATGATTAAATAAAATGCCGCTCGATGCATGAAGCCCATAACTCTGTCGATAATTGTTAATTAAGTGATGAGCGAAGACTTTAGAACAGGCATAGGGTGAAGCTGGGGAGAGGCAGGTGTCTTCATGCTGGGGATATTCAGGATTGTCTCCGAACATTTCGGAGGAGGACGCTTGATAAAAGCGCGCTTCAGGACATGTATTCCTTACTGCCTCCAGTAGGCGCAGGGTACCCATTCCTACATAATTGGCTGTCTCTTCAGGGGTGTCGAAAGATACTCGAACATGAGACTGGGCTGCAAGGTTATAAATCTCGTCTGGCATATACTTGCGGAGGAGGCGATGCATGGCTCCAGAATCGTTCATGTTTCCATATTCTAAATCAAAATTAAGAACATGATCTCCGTTTTCGAAAATATGATCGATCCTGTCGGTAGCCAGAATTGAGGTGCGGCGCTTCATGCCGACGACGTGATATCCCTTTTCCAACAGAAGGTCGGCCAAATATGATCCGTCTTGCCCTGTGATGCCTGTGATTAAGGCTGTTTTATTTCTCATTGCTTCCTCTTACATTGGGATAGTTTTCTATGAACCAGTCACACATTGTCTTTAGCCCGGTTGAAAAGTCGGTATAATCCGAACGTTGCCATCCTAAGTTAAGTAACCTGTCGTTGTTGCTAGGTTTTTTGTATTGCCCCGATGGCTTCGTAATGTCCCATCGGAGTCCGTGAGTATGCTCTAAATTATAAGAAATCTTCTCCGCTACTTTGCTAATCGTAATCTCTTCAGTGTTTCCAATATTTATTGGATATTCATCATTATAGTTCTCAAGCAAAAAAATCAAAATCTTTGCGATGTCTCCGGAGTAAGTAAATTCTCTAAGAGGGGTTCCATCCCCCCACAACTCCGGGGTGGTTCCCGCTTTCTTGGCTTCCCAAATCTTTCTTATTAAAGCCGGGATTACATGACTATCTTCTAGGTGGAAATTGTCATGTGGTCCATATAAATTATTGGGTACCGCTGTTATAAAATTGCACCCGTGCTGCATGCGATATGCGCGTGACTGTACGTCCAGCATTCTTTTTGCGTATGCATATGCAAAATTGGACGAGTGCGGAGGTCCTAAGTGGATTTGTTCTTCTGTCAAGGGATAGCTTACCTTATCTGGATAAATACAAGTACTCAATACAGATATTACTTTCTTGACTTGGTGCTGGTGTGCAGCCTGTAGCACATTTGTATTAATAAGAATATTGTCATAATAAAAATCTCCTAGGTAGCTCATATTAGCTTTAACTCCACCAACTCTCGCAGCCAAATGAATAATATATTCCGGCTTGTGTTTCTCAAACAATTGTTCTACTTCGTCAGTGGCACGCAAGTCACAATCCCTAGACGATAGAAAGATCGCGGCGGGGATAATCTCTTTGAGAGCCTGTCCGACCATTCCGGAGCCACCTGTTACTAAAATTCTTTCCGCGTTCATCAATCTAAAACCCTTTTTTCCCAATAAGAATATTTGGACATGTCTAAGCTTTTTGATGTAGCCTCGTCAAGCTTAGCTCTCAACAAGCCTTCGTCATTTAAGTCTTCAAGCTTGTCCAGCGATACAACCGGGAGGTGAGAGTATATACTCTTGTAGAGAATAGACTGCTCGTTGAATGAAAAAACAATTGGTATCCTTCCTAAATAAAGTGTCTCATAAAGTCTATGGGTGTCGGGGCCGTTGCCAATTGGGCATACAACGGCTTCATGATCCAAAATCTTACTAATAAATGAAAAATAATCTAATTTGCTTTGATCCCAATTGATCAAATCGGAGTATTGGCACATTTCTTTCGTTGGAGTGCGCCAATGCGGATTGGTATTAATGTTAAAGTTTGCATAAATAAATTTAGTAGGGGGCGGTCTATCATTGTCTTCAAACAAATAAGAGATCGTTTTTTCTTTTTCTATGGCATGATCCCACCCTACGCCGTGTCCGGGGCGGGCAGCTTCTACCGAATTCTCTATTCCCATGGGGATAGAAACAGTTTTAGGGTGAGACGATAAATTATTATGACAATACCACTTTACCACATTCTCAGGAAGCAGTGCGGCTATCTCATCAGTAATAACATAATCACTGTTGCCACTTATCAATACCACCTCATTTTCAAGTGTTTTAATATATTCAAACTCTGCAGCTAAAAAATCAGTTTTACAAAAAATAATATTTTTGCCGTCATGTAAATCGCAAAATTTATTAAATTGAATTATATCACTCATTATTTTCGCTCAAAAGCACAGAAGCCGTTTCTCTCATCAGGTGTGTCAATTAAAACTTTATAATCTTTATCTTCTAATAATTGTAAACGAATTTTCTCACACTTATATTTGGCTGAATCATCACACACCAAAATTCTAGATCGATCTTTAAGTAATTTATATTCTGCATATGTGGTGAACTCGCCACCATCCAAGATTAAAACATCAATTTGTGCGGGAATCGTAGACAGCACATTAGGGCATCCTGCTTCTACCGCATCAAAAAATTCTCTATAGAATTGGGTCCAACGATCATGGCTATGGGGACTTTTCATCACTTCAGATAATGAGGGAGTGTCTTCCGGCTCAATAACGCGGCCATGAATTAATTTTAACTTAGATTGGACAATACTGTTGTAATTATACAGACGATTGTCCCAATATCTTACGGCGCCGTCATAAAATTCTTTATTCGTCTCTAACGCATAAACCACACACTCATCAAGTCGTTCGGTTAAAGCATCCATAATACATTGTGTTGTTCCCTTGCCGTTCCAAACCCCAATGTCTACAAATATTTTATTATCAAGATCTTGAGCAAGGTTATAAATAAAATCTCCTGCTACTGAGCCGCGTGTAATTTGTCCTACTAAGCTTTCTATTGACATTCTATTTCCATTCCTTTATGTTTATTCTTTGATGATTTTCTTTCACATATTCATATAATTTAATATCGTATTGATTTCTCTCCCGCAATTTTTCAGCGAGTTCTGGTTCTATGGGAGGATACTCAGATTTGTTCGCATGTTGGATCTTGGTTGATTTAATTTCAGGTTCAAAATATAAATCTATCTTGTCGAAAAACGTTGCTACGTGAGCATCAAAGTCTTCGAAGATCCCAACATAAAAGAAATTATTTAATTTTTCAATCGCTCTTTGGTATACTAAATTGCTTATCTCTTTGGACCCTCCTTTTTGACGACCCCGATACAAAGCAGATTGTACTGTGGAGGTTTTCCATGAGTGTGCAATCTTTGGGCTCTCAATTTGCTGACACATTGCATTGTTTACCTCATAACACCCATCAAGAAAGCTATCGACACAATGGCAAGTCTGAACTATGGCCCTCTCGTGTTCACAAGAACGATAGAATTTGTGAAAGGGATTGTCGCGATTCCGATTCGCCATCTGCATATAAGAATAGGCTCTGTGAATTGGATCTCGAACAAAGGTGAATAATGGTATGCGTCCCTCAAATTCATTACTAAATTTATGGGCGCCCGGGGGTGGCCATCGGTACCTCACGTATAACATACTAGAGATACTTGTACCCCCGGTTTTGGGTATGTGTACAAAGCCTAGCTTGTGGAGACTCATATCTTTATTCCTTGGTTTTTGATATAATCTAAAATTTCATCACTCATCAATTCCGAAAAGTGGTTTTTCCAGTCTCCTACAATTCCTTTCCGCGGGCTTACCGATGTATGTTGCAAACTCGGTCGATGTAGGGGTTGTGAGGTTTTCTGTAAAAATATTGAAAGCTTTTCGCATGTCTCTTCAAAGTTTAAGTTTAAATCTTCATATTTGATTTTGTGAAATCTTTCATCTTTTAAATAAGGGTTGACGTGTCTACACCATCTTTCTAGCATTGAAGTATTTTTATAATACGAATAAGCTTTATCAAATGCATATTCAGTAGGTTGTACCCTAAAGGCTAAATCAAGTGGACCACTCGATGAGGGAAAAGTTCGAGACGTTAATAAGTGTGGGTGAGAATTAAAATAATGATGGCATGAAACCATGACATCACGAGGATCCCTATAAATATAGAAAGGAACAATATTGTGTTCATTAAAATCAAAGTCTTCAAAAAAGATATGATGGTGATGAGATTTAATAATCGGTCCTTCGTTTTGAGCTAGTGATTTCAAATGCACTTGAACATCCTCTTTATATGCTCCTGATTCATAATTGTCTTCTGATTCAGTCAGATGAAGATCTTCTTGGTTAGTCGTGGCGCCCACGAGGCTTGCCAGGGTATTAATTAAAAAATGCGTTCCTGATCTTTCATGCGATATAACCATCAATTTCTGCATTTAATCACCCTTTAAGATCCTATGACTGTCACTATCAAAATGTTGAGTCGAAAATTCAAAGAGTTCGGAGTCTTGTAAGGCCACCATTTGGTGTCTTAGTCCGCGATATACATGAAAGTTTTCACCTGGGCCTAGTATAAGCTGCTTGGCTTTGTCGATCTCATCTTCTTCTGAATAGTATATCATCATTTTGCCAGACTGTAAATAAAATACTTCATCTTTTAATTTGTGGAAGTGCCAGGAGCAGCGCTTACCCTTATTAAAGAATAGAAGTTTGCCACAATACTCTTCGCAATTGACAACCCAGCGTTCCCAGCCCCAACCTTTATCTACGTGGGTCATAGGCAGTATATGATTGTTTTCCTTCATTGTCCAATGGCGCGCCGAAATCTCAACGCGTTAAAAAATTCTGTATCTCCGACACCCTTATCATCAATATAAACATCGCCGGCAGGCTTTCCTAAAAATAAATTATGGTACTTGACATTCCATCTTTCAAGTTGCTCTATCGTCATTTCATAAAATGTATCAACAGCCATGGATGCATTATTTTCAAAACGGCCCATTCCGCGCGCAGTGTGGAAAATAATAATGTTTCCTTGATCATAGAGATCGTTAATCATCCCAATCCGCTCTCTCATAGGTTCACAGGCGCCATAATCAGAATCCACAGCTTTCGTACAAATGGTTCCATCGATATCAAACACATAGACCACTAACGTCTTCCTCCGTTAAAACATACGTCCCAAACTTAGTAACCGAATATGATGCGCACCTATTGGCGAAGTCAATAGCTTTATGCATATCTTGACTTTCCAAATAAGAAGATGTCAGCGCTGCTAAAAATACATCGCCGGCGCCGCACACATCAAATACCTCTACCTGCTCAGTGGGATATGTTTCACCTTGGTACTCACACCCTTGTGCGCCGAGTGTGATTATCAATTCATACGTGGTGGGTAATTTTTTAGCTGTTTCGTTTTCTTTTTCGTTAATTTTAAGTATACATCCTTCAAAACAAGAGAGGTCTGCCTTTTTAGAATCTACAAATACAGGGATTTGTTGCTCTTTACAATAAAGCGCCAATCTATTACACTCTTCGTGTGATAAAAATCCTTTGTTATAATCACTTATAACAATTATATCTTTGTTTGTCAAGTCTTTAGGATTAAATTTATAATTTTCAAGCATATATGTTTCGTTTTTGTCTACTCTCAATAGATGTTGGTTAAACCTCTGATCAATGTAGCGATGTTTTTCAATTTGTTGAGCGGCTGTGATGAAATCTACCTTGAGTTTAAAAGCTTCAAGGTTATTAAAGACGTTTCCGGCCATTCCTATTCGTGTTTCACTTTGTATTTGTTTAAAAACTGGGACCGGTGCTTCGGGGCTAAGCCGGTCACAGGAGCCATAATGGTAGATGTCATAACAACTCTCACCGATTAGCAATACGTTTGATAATGTCTGTGGTTGAGTACTCATTTATTCTCTCAAAAAATCCTAATATCTTGGCATGCTCCGAGCCAATTACTCTTTTATCGCGGTAATCAGCGCCGACAATCATGTAGTCAGGCTCATATTCTTGCACCAATTCAATCAACTCTTCATCGCTATTAAAGATTACTACATCATTTACCCACTTAAGGCTCAATAATATGGTGCGTCTATCCTCTTCGGAATAAATAGGGCGAGTTGTGCCCTTCGTTTTTTTCACTCTTGCGTCGGAATCAATTCCTACCATGACATGTTCGCCCATGGCGGCGCAATGTTTCAACATTTGCAAGTGTCCAGGGTGAATAATGTCAAAACAACCGTTAGTAAACACTTTTAACATTAAATTATCTCCCACTTTTTCTTATATTGGGGGAAGAAGGGGTGGTTTTTGTCATGGGTTTGAAGCTCTTTTTGTTGCTTAATGTACCGATGTAGCACCATTTTTTTCACTTTTTTCGTATTTAAATGCTCAATATAGCATGCAAACGAACTATCAATGCAATGAATCTCTTGGGCACCCTCTACAAGCTTTCCATAATGAAAAAGGCTGTTTAAGCTTTCTTCTCCAAAGCGATGAATGGGTCTAATAATATGTGCGCCGGCGAGAAAGTGTTTTTCCTCGATAATGTAGTCTCTTTGTAAATCATCATGGACGAATATATAAGGTTCATCAGTGGCTAATTCGTGATAAAGCTCTTCTTCTTTTTCTAAATCTCGTTTATAAAAGAAAGAAGACCAGCGTTCTTTAAAGGAGATCCCACATTGAATATAAAACGATTCATCGAAGCTCTTACAGTTTTCCAGAAAGCCGGTACCAAAGTTTCCTACTCCAATTACTTCATCAACGTGGCGAGCAAAAAGAGACTGCTTGCTCTTGGCATCATTATCTCCTCTAACAGGTATAATTTCAATTCCCGGATCGTCGCGAAATAGATCACGCACGCTGTGGGTATTGTGTTGCTTCACGGGCATATAAATAATATCGAACTTCTTTCGCAACTCGCGCAAAAGCCCGTTGCAAATAATATGATCGCCTAATCCAAGGTGAGGAAGAAAATATGCTTCAGGCATTGCCGAGCCACTCCTCTAGTTTCATTTGGGGTGCCCAGTTTAATATACTTTGAGCTTTGGCGTTGTTAGCTAAAGATATGCGCGCTTCGGCTGCACGTTCTTCAACAAAGGCATATGGTCCACCCATTATTTTCACTAATTCTAAAATACTATAATTTCGGCCAGTACCTACATTAAAAAGCTCTCCTAAGCATGCAGGGTTTGCGCATGTTGCTGCAGCAATATTAGCGGCAACTACGTCCGAAACGTGGGTAAAATCGCGGCGTTGTTCGCCATCTCCCACAATTGTCATTGGTTCGCTTGCTGCCTGTTGGCGCATGAAGAGACCAATGACAGGGGCGTACTGACCTTTAAGAGGTTGGCGATCCCCATACACATTAAAATATCTCAAGCATACAGTTTCTAATCCGTAAAGTTGGTAGTACATTTTGACTAAATCTTCGCCGGCGCACTTGGTGATAGAGTAAGCGTTTAAACAATCTCGGGGCATATCTTCGTTTAGAGGGGGGGTATTTTTCAACCCATAGGCAGCAGACGTTGATGAATATACAAGGCGCTTAACGCCAGCCTCGCGGGCGCATTGCAGCACGTTACATGTCCCCACTACATTTACTTCAGTTGCATAGGTGGGATTCAAGATGGCTGGCTGGATTCGAGACTCAGCGGCCAAATGAAATACCCAATCAACGTTGTCAAACCATGGACGAATCAAATCCAAATTACAAATATCAATTTTATGTTTTTCTGCATTGGAATTCCAATAAAATTGGTCATGAGCATCAGAGGATTCATTGTCAATGACAACTACCTCGTGTCCCATGCTTATTAATTCATCTACAATGTGGCTGCCGATAAATCCGGCGCCTCCAGTTACTAACGCCTTCATAAAAGCCCCTGTTGTTGAAAGTGATAAGCTAAAGCATTGCTGTGCTCTACCACGGTATGATCGTTTTCATCAAATACTTCGCCCACAAATTCTAAATTGTTGCGCTTCGCTGGGAAGGGGAAACCTCCAAAGAATTCATCGTGGATAAGAGTATTGTTATCTACCAAAGGCAATATAGCATGCGCGAAAAATTCATAGTCCGTTCCATAACGATCTTGTTGGTTCCAACTCTCGATCAATTCTTTCATATTGGGAATGGTGCCCTTTTTGGCACCCCACATCCCTCCTAAAACAGGAAATTTATGATACGGATGATCTCTCATAACATGGAAGCCTTTATCGCTTTCAATCCATGCGTCGACGGCCGTCTTCTCTCTTTCGCTCAAGCGACAGTCGGTATCGCGTGAAATCATGATTTCCACGTCTTCTTCGCCGGCGGCATAAAATCTCCAAAACATACCCGTCCAATCTCCCGGTGTTGGCATTTCTACAACTTCTACATGGTCAAACGTTTCTAATTGCCACTTGATAGGATCGGGTGTACTCTGTCCTATATAATAGCGACACGTCCAGCCTGGATATATTTTGGGTGCCAGTTCAGCATTGCGAATAGCTCCAACAGTATATTTAGGATTGTCTCCCCAGAGGGAGAAGGTAATCAACTTCATACATTACTTTCCGGGGGTTGTTGCATCTTTTTAAAATATTTCTTAAAAACTTCTTTTTCTTCTTCTTGCTTCCAACCCTTGTTGTCTTCATTTGTAGAGACGCCTTTGGGGTTAAAGTAGTAAACTCCCAAGATATCGGCGCACTTCTTAAACTCCTCGCCATTAAACGTGCAGCGGAGCCAGAATTCCCAGTCGCCGGCAGAACGGTATTTCTCATCAAAATATCCGTGGTCCTCATGCAAAGACCGGCGCCACATTGGGTTATTATGCGGAAGGTTGCCGCGCAACATGGCTTCTTGCGAAAACTGTTCGAAATTATAACGTTGGGCTGAGGGTGGGATATTTTCATAAAGCACATTTGGCTCATGAACCACATAACTATCAGTATATGCAAGTGCTATCTTGGGGTGGCTAACAAGCAAAGATGCCTGTTCTTGGAAGGCCCATGGGGCGCGCCTGTCGTCACAGTTGACGTTAGTCACGAATTCGCCGGTGGAGTCTTTGATCGCCTGATTCCAGACTCCATAAATTCCCGGGTCTTCTTCCAAACGTTTATAAATGATGTTGTCCGGATATTTTTTTGCATATTTCATAATAATTTCTTGTTCCGCGGTTTTGTCGGACGGGTTCACATCATAGAGTAACCACTCACATCGATCCTTAAAAATTGTTTGTCGAGTGACATCGTGCAATAATTGTTCAATATGTTCCGCTGCATCATATACCGAGGTAATAAGGGAAATCTTTGGCAACGCTTCTATGTCTAATGTTGTATCTTGAGTGCCCAAAGTTGCCTCAACAAATTGAGTGTACAAAGCTTCAGCCGCAAACTCTCTCTCCAGGCGTTCTGCTAGTCCGGCAAATTCTTCGCGAACTCCCTCTTTGTTCTCTTCATAGCATTGACGCATCTTTTCTTTCGCAGATTGTTCGCGTGGGTATGCCCACATCGTGCCTTCGCGAATGACGCCTTCCCATACTACTTCTTTTGGAATTGGTTGAATATCAAACGCTACGTTGTAAAACTCTTCATTCTTGTCGCTGTCTATCAAAAAGTCTAATTGTCCCGACCACCCGGTAGCCACCACAGGCAAGCCACTATATGCGGCTTCAAAAATCGGAAGCCCAAAGCCTTCACCATGAGCCAATGTTAAAAAGGCGGAGATCTTAGGATGAAGATAGAGACTGTGAATCTCTTCATCGGTCATATCTCCATGTAACAAATATACCTTACATTTGTGATCTTTGCTAAACGAAGCAATAAACATTTTCATTTCGCTCTGAAGCTGAACTCGATCCATATGGCAGTTTTTCATCATATTGGTCTTAAGAACCAATCCGACCTCTTCTTCTTTAAATTCTTCCATAAACCATTTAATTGTATTTTGAATATTCTTACGTGGTCCATATTGAGCCACCACCACAAAATTGAAATCGGTTTTTAGTTCTAGTTCTAACTCGGGTAGATCTTCATAATGTTTAACAGGATAGTTAACGGCTTCAATAGGCTTTTCAAGCTTTAGTTGGGCCGCGGTACCATCAGGGTGTTCGGCATTATAAACGCTATTAATAAAAGTATTCTTAGAATGAGTAGATACTACCACAATTCTATCGATAACTTCATTAGCTTTTATTATCCATGAAGGATCGACGGCCGTGGTTTCGATGCCTGCGGTGTAACCAATATTAATCGGAGCTAACTTTTCCCACTCATTAGGAATGGTCACTTGCAAGGATACATCAAAGGTCCCTTGCTGCTGTAAGTGGTGAATAGTTTTTTCAATGGTTTTGTCAATCCATTGACGTTCCGGTGTAAGCTCGTGCAGCCATGAAGTCTTGCCCCATTGAAGAGGTTGGATATAAATATCAAACAAATCTTCTCGGCTTCTAAGGGCACGCAGGGCAAAGCGTGCTTGTTCTCCATAGCCAGAGCGTGTCAACAAGGGCCCTTTTAATAAAATCTTTTTACGCATTATGCCACCTCCAACAAGTGCCAGCGACGATATCCCTCGCGTGTTTCCCACGATCCGTGCTTTTCTACTATTTCATCCATTACTGTAACCCATCCTTTTTCGTAATCTTCAAAATTATAATTCTTCTTTACATGCTCTCGACCCAAAATCGACATCTTCTTATAAGTCTTGGCATTTAAGTTTAAGGCTTTCTTGAGAGTGGCATGAAAATCTTTCTGAGACATTCTATCCTCATAAATATAAGGGACCTGGAGAGAACCGATCACTGCTTTAGAAGCCGGCTCAATCCCAAACCCAAACCAATTTTCACCATCTGTTACTTGCTCTTGCAGTCCCCCTGTCATATTAACAATGATGGGAGTTCCGCATGAAAGAGATTCTAAAGTGGCTAGACCAAAACCTTCTGCATCTGAAATATTAATGGTAAAGTCGGCCACATTATAAAGTATAGCCAATTCTTCGGGTGGAACCTTTTGTGTTGATAGGAGTACTTGCCCTTGATCTAGTCCTAAAGTGTCAATCAAGTGGGGCAAATCTTGACCATGCTGATCTCTCGCATCTGTGTGCATTAAGAGAACGGCTTTATCGTGTCCCACGTCATCTAAAAATTCCTTAAACCACCAAATAAGAGTTCCGCTTTGTTTGCGGCGCGCGTTGCGGTTATTCCAAAAGAAAATTTTCTTTTTATCTTTGCCGCGTAAAATATTCCCGCGCACTTCTTTAACTTGATTTTTTTTCTCATCGGTCTTAAATTTATAAAAAACATTAGAATTTACCGCATGCGGCAAATAACGACTGGATGTGTCGGGAGCTACTTCTTGCAAAATAGCATATGTTACTTTGGAAATACAGATGACTTCATCGGTAGAATCATAAAAGCGCGCATTAAACTTGGGGGCCGGGAAGTTATCCCATACGTGATAATATACCATTGGCATATGAGGTCTTACCTCGTTTTCGATCTCCCATAGCCATCCATAAAAACGAGGATCAGTCATAAACCATAATACATCCGGTTTTTCTTTTTGGATAATAGAGCGAATCATTTCATGATTTCCATACCCATCAACAGGATATACCACCCAATCTTCTCCGTAGGGATCTACCTTAACAGGCTCATAATTTTCATGCCTCATGGCGCCTCCAAAGCATATAAACTTATAACGTCCTGTTTTAAGCAATGCTTCAATCATATATTTAGTTTGGGTACCCACTCCGCTAGGTGAGAGAGGGTGATCCGAAAGTGTTAGAATCTTAATTTTTTCCATTTGTTTCCTTAAGGGCAATGTTTAGTTTTATAAAATTTGCATCCGTACCCTGCGGTGCATGATAATCTGTTTTTAATATAGCGCTTTTTCTTAATATTCCAAAGTGCCATATTCAAAAGCTTAAGAGCGTTTTGTGTCTTCTTAGGACCACTGGTGACTCGAAAGAATTCTACTCTGTTGTTCTTAGCTGTTCTCTTAAGCAGCGCAAAATGAGTTTCAATATCTTTAGGATCTTGACACGCGCCCAAAGCAAAAAAGTGCTTATACAAGGTAAGTTGGTAAGTGACCATTTTGTCATTCTTTTTGCGTGCGTCCCAGCCCCATGAACACGTCTTCCAATCGAAGATATGAATCTTGCCATCAGGTGTGACTACAATGGCATCAATATAGCCTTTGAATTTGTAATCTTCTTCACCTTCAATATCAAGCATGAGAGGGAACTCTACAGCTAGGACTTCATACTCCTCAAAATATTCATCCAAAGCAGCTTGAATTTCAGGAAGAATCTTCTTTCCCTGTTCTCGCATATCAGACACAAGCTTTGGATCGACTTCAACATCTTCAGGTAGCTTGGCTAGGTGTTTCTCGAAAGATTTGAGAAAATGATCGTCGTCATTAATATCTTCCTTTAATAGTTTCTTTTCGCAAACATCATGAATTGCAGTTCCGAACGCTGTGAAAGCATTTCCCTTGAATCCATCGATTTTGTCGACTCGTGTTAGTTTGTGATAAAAGGCACAATGGGCCCAATCTTTAAGTTCCGAATACGATATATGTGGCACTACCACTCCATTTTCTATATTATAACTTCTTTAAGTGCGGTTGTCAAGGTTTTTTACATCTTGGAGCAATAACAGCTTATCCATCAAAATAGGACTAACTTTTTTGAGAAAATTATGATTAGGATATAAATAAAAATCTGTGAACCCCGTAGCGAAATATTCTCTCAGGGATGTGGGGGCATAAGCGTTAATAAACAGCCCCATACATATCATTCGTAGTTTGTCATACCCAACTGTCTCTAGTAAAAATTCATCAAATTCTTTATTATACTCGGTTTCCATGAACCACTTGAGAGGGGCTTTATATTCAAGAGCCCACAATTTGTCATGTAGTCGTTTGCGCTTTTGCAAAAACTCTATTTTTAACTTATCATCTTCATAAATTTCATACCCGTAGGGTGATTCAATAGAATGAGCGATTTCATGAACGAAATCATCTAACATGTCTTTTTCATTATCTTGTATATTGGAAACATGCAAAATTCCATCTTTGTAAAAAGCATTAATATTTCTCTCTTCGAATTCATCAAACCATCCTACTACTATCATTTCTAATTCTGATAGCAAGTGTTCGGGCAAAATACTTTCGAGCTTTGCAACGACCAATTCTACATCTAAGTCTTCATTAATTAAATCGTCCTTGAAATATACATGGGTTCCCCGAGAAGTGTAAAAATCACTCCTCATTTCTTGTAACTGCTTCTGCTTCTGTTCCAAGTGTCGTAGCATCGTCTAATCCTAGTTTGTATCCTCTTAAAAAATTCTCTTCGGCAACTGCAAACATAAATTCCGGAAAGTCGGCTGCGACTGTTTCGGCGATCATGTGCACTGTGATTTCTTCGTTTTCAGGCTGCAGTTTAGCTCCTGTATAATTAATTAAAAATTGCTTTAATTCTGAATCTTTATTTGGTGTGCTCACCAATAAAGGGTTGGTGTGTAATTCTTCTTCTGAAATTACCTTTTCTGTATCACTCATGATAACTCCTATTTTAGTTATAACACAATGTTTTCAATTGTGCAAATGTTTTTATAAAACTTTTGATGCGAGGGTGGCGACTTCGCTTCTTTCGCCTTTTTTAAAGGTGACGTGTCCCGCTATGGGAAACTGTTTAAATTTCTCAACTGTGTGTGCAAGACCATTAGACGTTTCATTGACATAAATATTATCAATTTGTTCAATATCTCCAGTTAAGACAACTTTTGTGCCGTCACCGACTCTAGTAATGATAGTTTTAATTTCGTGCATTGTCAAGTTTTGAGCTTCGTCGATGATCATAAATGCATTTGCAATCGACCGTCCGCGAATATAAGTTAATGCTTCAATTTCAATTTTGCCCTTCTCCATGTACATTTCAAGATTGGTCCTATCACCCATAAGAAATTTAAGATTATCTTGAATAGGCATCAGCCAGGGGAGCATTTTTTCTTCCATGCTTCCGGGCAAGAATCCAATATCTTTTCCAAGAGGCTGAACAGGGCGTGACACTATTAAGCGGGAATAATGATTCTGTTCTGCGCGCAGACCAATAGTTTGTTGCAGACCCGCAGCTATAGCCAATAAGGTTTTACCGGATCCTGCGCGGCCAACCAGACTAATAATCTTAACCTTGGGATCCATTAATAAATCAATTGCAAAGGCTTGCTCCTTGTTCCTGGATTTGATTTTCCAATCGGGCACGTCGCTATAAATAACTTTTTTCAAAGGAATGTGGTGCCCATAGAAGCGCGCCAAAGCACTTTTTTTAGGGCTAGCATTAGAGACCATCATCACATACTGATTAGGGTGCCAAATTTCTTTTACTTCATCGGCTCCTATCAAAATATCGTCGCCATTATAAAATCTATCAATAACGGCGTCATCCACGAGATACTCTACGAAGCCTTGATAAAGCTCCGACGATGAAGTAACTGCGCTTTCAATAATATAGTCTTCCGATTGAAGACCTAAAGAATCGCAGATAACCCGCATGTTAATATCTCGGGAAACCATGATGGTTTTGCGCGGGGACGCCTGCTTCTGTGATACTACTTTAACCGCTAAGGCTGTGGCAATAATCGTGTGATCGGGTATTCTTAGATCTAAATCGGGGGGAAACTGCAGTGATTCTCTCAAGCATCCATAAGACATAACTGTTACAATTCCCTTTCCTTTATTAATACGGACACCTTTGTTAAGATCGCCTCTCTCGCGGAATTCATCGAGAATGCGAATAATCTTACGAGCGTTAATTCCCACGGCGTCTTGGCGCTTCTTATGTTTGTCGATTTCTTCTAATACTTTTAAAGGAATAAAAATATCATGATTGTCAAAACCATAGATCGCATTCGCATCTGTCAGATAAACGCTAGTGTCTAAGACATAATTTTTTTTAGCCATAAAAGTTATTGGTAACCGAGGTTAAATAGTGCAGACATCTAAATGAGTCCGGTTTTTAGACGTCTCAGGAAAACCGGGAAACCCCTGCCTACGTGACGTTCGGCAGCCACGTACCGTTATTGTTTACCCGACGATACAGCAGACGCGCTTTAATCGAAAGTTAAAACACCGTTTTCTGTCGGCACAGAAACGGTCCATGTACTCAAGGAAGCGCTAGAGCTTAAAAGTTCTCCTACGGGCACTTGTACTTGTGCGCGCAATTCACAGAAGCCGCGCTTATGATCAAATTTCTGAATATTAGCATCAATAAAATCAAATTCATAGAAATTGTCATTTATGACGTCCGCTAAATATTCAACAAAAGTGTGCGTTCCTCTTTCATATTCTTCTAATAGCGATGAGGCGCGTAATTCTTCTAAAATCGGGCGCCCATGCATAGTTGTAACATTTAAGCCGGGGGTGGCGATCAGTTCACAAAATTCTTCTACCACGTTGGTTTCTGCCATGGCAGTCTCTACCTCCTCCTCGTTGTGAACAAAAACATCTACTCCGTCAATATATGTTAATGTAGCCACGATGGCGGGATCGATATTTAGTTTTCTCAATTTTTCAGTAAATGACATTTAAACTCCTTTGTTGTGTTCTTTCCAGTCAAGCCAAAATCCAAGTGCGACCATGCAGTGCATTATAATCGAACTTGATAACTCTATTATATCATGATAATCATGAAAATGCAAGTGTACATGCCCTACAATCCAGAAGGGAATGGCAAATTGCTGACTATACCAAATTAATGAAAACTTGGTAAATTTTTTCATTTAGTTGTCGACGCGTTCGGTAAGATATTTTACATCGTTCGCGACATTTTCTTTAAAGCGTTTTACATCGCTTTTAAGATTAGATACTTCGTCGACGAGTCCGCTGATGCGCATTCGCAAACTCGAAAGCTCTGCTCTTATTTCTTTAGATTCTTTAGTACTCATGTTTTCTCCTTTATGGTGTGTGGCTGGGGCAGCAGGACTCGAACCTGCAACTTTCTGATTAACAGTCAGACGTTCTGCCGATTGAACTACACCCCAATTTTTAAATATTTTTTTAAGCAATCCAGCCATCAATTATATAACATATTATAAATCCCGTTAGGGAAAATACCACTAATTCACAATATAATCTAAAATTTGGCATTTGTCAAGTTTTTCTTCATAAATAATTATTTTTCTGAAACTGGACTGGTGTATCGTCGTGGAGGTCCTTCCTCAAAGTCACGCATATTTTTAACGAGTTCTGAGGAGCTAGCAAGCTTTTTGTCTCCGCCGATGCCCCATAATAATTCTACTTCTAACTCTTCACAAACTGATTGTTCGGGCGTGTTGCTTTGGCCACGGTCGCCGCCATTGGCAAAGTATGTGGGTTTATGACGATAAATAGCGTCACAGACGGTTCCATCACTGTCGTCCACAGAATCCACCATAATTACACCCTTAATCGCATTTAAGATTTCTGCGCGCGCCTCAAAAGACATAAAAACAAATCCCTTTTTCCGAAATAACCATTCATCCGAGTTGGCTATTACTATTACATCACCATGTTCTGCTGCGGCGCGGATCAAACGAATGTGTCCGGCATGCACTGGATCAAAGCCGCCTGAAACCATTACAGTTGGGTTTGTTTTCTTTTTAGATTTATCCAACATCTCACTATGAATTGTCATTATTTTTTCCTTTCTTTTTAATCTTTTTAGGTTCTGGGGGGTACCACGATTTAACTTTAAATCGTGTGCCCGCGGGTCCACACCTTTTTACTTTTACTAATAGCTTATT